TGGCTCTGCTTTGTAGTTCCTGTAAATGCTGGCCGACTTGCGTTGCAAGCATGGCTGGCATATCCAACGTGGTACGCCGCGTGTGATCCTGCGCTCGCCGCCTTCTGTCGAGCGGGTTGACTGGCAGCTTGTGCAAAACTTAGTATCCACTACCATCTCCTATGAATTGGTTCACGATACGGCAGCGTAGTAACAGGCGGGTCTACCCATACAGTAATCAAATACCCCAGCGTGATCACTGCCACCACTGCGTAGAAAAATAAAATTAACTTAACCATGAACCAGATGCTACCCCTAGATGTAGATCATGTCAACAGCTAAGTTGATACAGGAACCATGTGTTGCATACATGGATACAAAACTAGCAACTTGGAAACGTTACCAAGTTTATATAGTGACAACTTGCGGGGTGTGTATGGATGGGGTATTGTGTGGGTAAGGGTGCGCTGGCGGAACCTCTCTCTCAATGCTTAAACGCAGCCGTTAGTTGCACCCGCTCCCTGTAGGCGACTGGCAGCACTTAGTGAGATGCTGCTTTAACCCCGGCTCCTCCCCTTGCCGGGGTCTTTTTTTCTGCAATAGAGTGTTTCTGTATAATCACAGGTGACGAAAGCGGATGCCGATGAGCTCCCGGAACCACAACCGGATGAGAGAAAGCATCGGACGCAGCGAGTAGTCATTTCATCTCACGTTGTCCAATAAAGTCTCATACAGTCCACTTGCATAACTTCTGGACTTGTCCTATTATCTGCTCGTCACTGTGACGGCAGAGACAACCAACTGAAGCCCTCAAGCTTTGGTTCTCACCCTTCGGGGAACGTGCCGTCACACGGAGAGCCAAGCCTTGAGGGTTTTTTCATGGCCGCTCTCCCGACCGCACCTCCCGCGATAGCAGTGAGCCTGCATGGGCTGCTGGAGAGAGAACACTGGCCGAGGTCTCACCCGCCTGCGAGCCACGCAACCTGTCAGCGAGGGATTGCACAAGAGGAGAAAGCCAGTGGTGATAGACATCTTTCTCATCGAGATAATCGCTGCCTTCTTGGATTGCTAGGATCAGCCGTAGTCATTGCTGGTCTGGGCAGGGAGGATAACCCCGAGTGTGCTCCGCAAGGAGGGGGGCTATCACCCATGGGGAACCTAAACGCAAATGATGCAATACACGGGTGTTGACAGGAACCATGTGTTGACATATCCTAGATGTAGGGATACAGTTCAGGGAGGTAGCGATGACACAAGCAGAGTTGCTGGAGTTAGCGAAGCGGGCGGGCGGTGATGACTGGGGGATCTTCCGGGACTTCATGCCAGAGGTAGAGAAGCTGGCGGCGCTGATCGTAGAACGTGAGCGGGAGCGAGCGGCCATGATCTGCCATCAGTGCAGGGATTGGGAGTACGCAAGCGAAGAGATTGCATTCAGAATCATGAACCAAGCATAGGGAGAGGAAGATGGAACAGGTATTTGAAAAGATGTTGAAGGTCACACTGTCGAATCTTCGGCAGCTGGAGAAGCGCGGCCTCTTGAAGTACAAGGTCATTGTCGATGACGAAGAGCATGGCAGTCTGGAGGTGGCTAAGACTGGTAAGCGCCGGGTATTGTCCCTTCCGTTTGGCACCATGAGGGCGCACGTCGTGCCTTGGCTAACGGATATGCAGCCGGGGGATCTGGTAGAGATTCCAATCCTTGAGTTCCCGCCCGAGACCGTGCGCGGCAATGCTTGTGCATGGGCAAATGAGAAGTGGGGCAGGGGAACGTACGCATCAACGATCAATCGCGAGACAAGGCGTGTCGAGCTGTACCGATATCCGGCTGATGAAGTCAATGAAAGATCATAAGAAATCATTGGGGTGCTTATGGACAAGCAGCGGCTCTACGATGCGATGTTGATTAAGGCGTTTCGGCAGGACAGAACTGTCGGGCAGCTATGGTGGTGGCTTAGAGGGCTGGGCATCGAGATACCTGATAAGACTTTGTTGCGCCAGCCGCCGACCAGCAAGATGCGCGTGCAGGCTTTCGTGGGTATTTATTTAAAGCCGTTGGCAGATCGGCTATGGGATACCGACCGCAACAAAGACATTGAGACGCTTAACTGGATGGCTAATTTGGATAACCAGCGAACAAGCGGAGGGGAGAAGGACAAGTTAATGCGCAAGATTAGGGTAGACAGGACGCGGCAAGAACTGTTGCACCACGAACTTGAACGACACCGCCCAAACAACCAGTGGCATGTTACCAAGGGCAAGATACGCATAGGGAGGATAAAGTGATTCAGTTCAGCCGCGCTTCAAGCATTCGTGCTGATTCAGACATCAACAAGATGATCGGCGCAATGACGACCGGCATCAGTACACGACCATACCTCGTCACCGAAACCCTGCTGGAATTCGGAGCCAAGTATCCCGACAACCTGCGGCTGGCTGCTATCGCTGCGCGTATGGCACGCTGGGCCGCGGTGGAGTGGGAAGACATCGACTTCATGCTGCCCCTTGTCCTGCCGCAGAACTTCGCCTACAAGCAGGAGCTTGTCGCCTGTGCTGGGTTCGAGCGAGCCAATCGTAAGTGGGGCATCGAAGAGGATGAGTGGTACTTGTACTGCGGCTTCGCTCCCAAGCTAATTACTCCGGGCGGCAGAGTAATCCACGGCCATGTTGTGCATCAGCCCAAGGGCGGCACAGTCTTTGAGGTGCTGGAAGAGCTGGTGAACACGGCGATCTACGCAGAGATGCAAGGCTATTCGCTCAAGGTAGAGTTGACAGGCGGCTGGTGGAAATATGAGGAGCCATTCGAGGAACTGTTCCTTGATGTGTTTGAGTGTTGCTCCGGCAAGTTGCCGCGCAGTTTGATGGATGGTGCAAGGACAGAGTTGCTTAAGGCATCGGACGCCATGATGGAAGAGTTTGCCTGCCTGAAAGAAGGTTGGTACAACGAGATTGCCGTAGCGATCAACGATGCGGTTTCTTGCCCGTTCAACCTTGAGTCTGATGTCGGCATCATGTATCTGCGTGGTGGCGATGCGCTGCGTACACAGACTATCCTGCCGCCCGCCGGGCTGATCTGGCGGGAACTTACCTACATGAGCCGGTTCGTGCGGCGCAGGATGATCATGTCAGACGACCCATCACTCGGCGCGATGATTCACACAGGCGATCCGTGGGTACAGGATCGAAGCAGTCAGGGGGTTAGCACCTCCGCTCTCCCGGAGATGCAGCACTTCCTCGATATGTACGAGGCCAAGTTGAACTGGTCTTGCCCAACAGCACCGATAGTTAACGCAGCACAGTGGAGTCGTGTTGACCGCGACAACTACAGCCTTATCAACCCTGTTTTCAGGTACCTAGTCCTATGAACTTCTATGACATGGTCACACACATACCGTTCATCGCCGGAATATTCATCGGCGCTGGATTGTTTTTATTAATCGCTATCTTGGCAGTGATAGCTTTATTTTGGGACATTGAATCATGAACATTAGCTTAGAAAAAATCATCATCAACGCAGGCACACAATCCCGTGCCAAGATTGATGAGAACGTGGTTGCCGAATACGCAGACTCGATGAAGGATGGTGCGTCGTTTCCGCCGGCAGTTGTGTTTCATGATGGCGCAGAGTATTTCCTAGCCGATGGTTTCCACCGTTACTTCGCAGCCAAGAAGTGCGGCAGTCCCGGTCTTTCTTGCGACGTACGCGAAGGTACGTTGCGCGATGCAATCCTGTTTAGCTTCTCTGCCAACGGTACGCACGGCCTGCGCAGAACGGCAGCGGACAAGCGCAAGGCGGTGATGGCAATGCTGGAGGATATCGAGTGGCAGGACTGGTCTGATCGTGAGATTGCTCGGCAATGCTGCGTCAGTCATCCGTTTGTCGCAGCCATTCGCAAAGAGATGGGCGCAGACAAGTTAGAGAAAAAGATGACCATGCGCGGCAAGACCACAACGCGCATCCAGCCGCCAGTCGAGAAGGAAGAGCCGCAAGTGCCGCAGTTCAGCGAGGAAGAGATCGAGCGCGAAGAGATGAAAGCGCTTGTTGATATGTTGAAAACGCAGAACGAAGAGTTGCAAGATGAGCTAACAGTTGCGCAAGCATCAAGCACCGATGATATTCAAAAAGAAAAAGCGGAATCAATTATTAAAGATTTGCGCGCACAGATTCGTGTATTGGAGATAGAATTAAAAGAGGTCACCGTCAGTCGAGATACATACCAGCGCGAGAACGGTGAACTAAAAAAACAAGTCACTTCTCTTCTTAAGAAATTAAAGAAGCTGGAAGGTTAATTCCTATTGCCCAAACCGGCGGGCATGTGTGCCGGAAGGAGAGGTTATGTCGCTACAACTCAGGCGGTATCAAGAAGATGCAATACAAAAACTCAGAGAAGGTTTTGCAAGGGGACACAGAAGTCAGTTGTTATATCTAGGCACAGGCGGTGGCAAGACTGAGATTGCCATCGCCATGCTCGAGGCGGCGAAGAAGAAGGGCAGCAAGGCCGCGATGATTCTTGATCGCATCGTGCTATGCGATCAGACCAGCAGACGATTGGACAAGTACAGTGTCGATCACGGTGTGCTGCAAGCAGGTCACTGGCGGTACAAACCGTATGAGAACATCCAAGTTTGCAGCGCGCAGACTCTGGAGAAGCGCGGCAGTTTCCCCGGCCTTGATCTGTTGGTGGTGGATGAATGCCACGCACAACGCAAGCAGACCATCGAGTTCATCAAGAACAATCCGCACATAAAAGTCGTCGGACTGTCGGCCTCTCCTTTCACGAAGGGTCTGGCCGGCACATACTCGAACGTCGTGTCGCCCATCACTACCAAAGAGTTAGTCGAGCAGGGTTCGCTGGTTCCGTTGCGTGTGTTCATTGCAAAAGAAGTAGACATGGAAGGGGCAAAAAAAGTCGCCGGCGAGTGGAGCCAAGCAGAGGCCACCACCAGAGGCATGAAGATCACCGGCGATGTGGTCACCGAGTGGGCGAAGAAAACCAGAGAGATATTTGGTGAGCCGCGCAAGACCGTCGTGTTTGCAGCGGGTGTCGCGCATGGTGCAGACCTAGCGCAGAAGTTTCAGGCGCTCGGCTACAACTTTGTCAGTCTTAGCTACAAAGACGATGAGGACTGGAAGCGCGAGGTCATCGAAGACTTTGCCAAGCCCGACAGTAAGATCATCGGCTTGATCGCGTGCGACATTCTAACGAAGGGATTTGACAACGAGTATGTGCAGATCGGTGTATCAGCGCGGCCATTCTCGAAGTCATTCAGCAGCCATGTTCAGCAGATGGGCAGGGTTATGCGTGCGAATGTACACAATCCAGAATCAAAGCCGTTTGCTGTATGGCTGGATCATAGCGGGAACTATCTTCGGTTCCGGCAGGATTGGGATGAACTGTACGAGGATGGCGTTAGCAAGCTGGAGGATGGTAAAGAAAAAGCAAAGAAGGAACTGACTGAGCGCCAGAAGAAAGAAAGTAAATGCCCGGTCTGCTCGGCATTCTGGCCGTCTGGTAGCGACACTTGCTACAACTGCGGTCACGTTCGTGAACGTAGGAACATGGTGCAAGAAGTCGATGGGAAGATGGTGGAACTGTCTAGTCAGATGACAAAGGAAAGCAAGCAGTCATTCTGGAATCAGATGATCTGGTTGCAACGGTATCAAGGCTGGAGCAAGGGCAGAGCAGCGCACACCTACAAAGATAAGTTCGGTGTATGGCCGAGAGGTCTGGTCGATAACACGCCGGAGATGATCACTTATGAAACGAAGGCGTTCATCGATAAGAAGATGCGCCAGTTCATGAAATCAATTGGGAAAAGATAATGGACTTCGTACAATTTGCCCGCAGTCACGGCATTATTATCAACGAATTGCCCGCCGTCGGAGTGTGGAAACGCTACCCGACAGAGGATCACCCGCGCAAGCGAAACGGCGCGGTCAAGTACATGGGTACGCATGGGTTCGTACAGAATCATGCGCTGAGTACCATCACAAGTTTGTGGAAGCCTGACTCTTCTGACCGTCTGAACTCAGTAGATATGCGGTCGATCATCATCAGCCAAGCGCAAGCAGATCAGCAACGCAAGAAGCTGGCGACAGAAGCGGTGAACAAGGCGGTGAGGATGCTGAACGATAGCGGCTACCGTACTCATGCGTATCTGGAGGCGAAGGGTTTTCCTGATGAGCAGGGTAGTGTGCTGAACATTGAGAACAAGCCTGTCCTTCTGATCCCGATGCGGGTTGGCAAGTCGCTCGTCGGAGTGCAACAGATATGGGAAGACGGAACAAAGAAGTTTTTGTACGGCCAGCGCACCAGCGGCAGCACCTTCACGTTCGACAACAAGGGTCTGAACATCGTATGCGAAGGGTATGCGACTGCGCTCTCGGTTCGTGCGGCCATGAAACAGTTGAAGCGGCGGTACACAATTCATGTCTGCTTCTCGGCTGGCAATATGGTGCGCGTGGCAGAGGGTCTGGAGCAGGGGCTAGTGATTGCGGACAACGATGAAAGCGGCACAGGGCAGAAGGCGGCGCAGGAAATAGGCTGGCCGGTCTGGATGTCTGATGTCTGTGGCGAGGATGCCAACGACACGCACCGTCGGATCGGCTTGTTCGCATTCAGCCAAAGTCTGACCCAATCAATGCTCGAGATCGGTTTGGCAAGGCATAACGAACGATAGCGCGCCGCCGGTATGGGGTTGGATCATGGCAAGTGACTGCATGATCTCAACCCCAAGGGATAGGCAGCGGTCACCTTGTCCGGTGTAGTCGGTCACAACCCTGACCTGACCTGACTCATCTTCGATCAGGTACAGGGTGAACATCATTTGATTTGTCATGCGGCGAGTGTATCCGATTGCGCCCACAACATTACGCGCACCAACATATCGGCCATGTTGTCCATTTGTTCTTCTACCCATGCTTCGGGGTAGTTTTCGAACGGCTCCCATGCGGTCTTGTCCTCGTAGTCTGCATAGAAGTGCATCTCCGCCATCGTTGCGGCGAGGTGTTGAATCTCCGGCAATGTTTTCATCGTCTGATCTCCTTAGTCTTGTTCAAGTTCCTCGGGCTCGTCGAATAACATATCTGCAATGTCTTGAATGAAATCCCAGTTGATGCCGATGTTTGCATCGTGGCTGCGATCCATCATGGCTAGCACCTCTCTGGCTTGTTCGTCTGATAGGTGCGGTCGCTCTCCCTGTACATCCTCAATACTCCACCAGCTTGCTAACCAGTCTGGGTTAAACAGTCGGGCGATATTGGCTCGGGCTTCTGTTTCAGTTACATGGTCTGGTATTTGTACGGTAATGGTTTTCATCGTCTGATCTCCTGTAAGGCGGTGGCTTTGCTTTGCTCTACTTGTGCCGCTGTTAGTCCGGTGGCTAGCTGCGTGGCTAGTGCGGTGGCGCGCTGGCTTTGCTTGTCGGTCGGCGCGCTGATTGCCAGCACTAAAGCGCGGGTCAAGGCATCGGTCTGTGTCATCGTCTGATCTCCTATTCATCCGCAGCCAGTTCGCCCGCGTTGCTCTGGAGCGCAACCAGATTGTTATCAAGTCCAAAGTGATATTGCACCTCGTCGTGCAATTCTTTTTCGGCTGCATCAAGTGAGTTGCCTTTTACCCAAACGGTACATTCAAAGCGGTATAAATTCATCGTCTGATCTCCTATTAAGCGTGATTGAATAGTTCATCGGGTATTTCAACCTCGTCGCCGAGTTTGCTGGCAACGTAGCAGCGCATCGCGGCGACTAGCGGGGTCGCTCCTTCGATTTCGATTTGTTCATCGCCATCGCTGGCTTTCCAGCAGCGCCCAATCCACACACCAGCGTGCTCCACCGTGATGCACTCGCGCTCAATGATCGCGCCGCCTTGCGCCCAGTCGGTTGATGGGGTGTATTTCCAGTCGTTATCATCACCTACGGTGACCATTAAAACATTGGTGTAATCGTCGTGGCCGGTCAATTCAATACTTGCCACTGCCCAATCAAGGGCCGCGCCTGTTAGTTCTGCTGTTTTCATCGTCTGATCTCCTGTTAGCAATTGTGAAACTTGGAAACGTTTCCAAATTTATAGTTTGATAATTGTCTGATCACCTAATAGGTGACAGGCGGGCGTGTCATGTGTTGCATGGTACGTTGCGCGCGCGCCAGCGTCAAGCGTCTGATCTTCTATAGAGCGCCCAATCTTCTGAGCGCGACATAATGCAGGGCGATGTGCGTCTGGCTCATGTAGGCGCTGGGGTGCTGCGCGCTGCGTCTGATTTCGTCGGCGGTCATTAGGCGCAGAAGCGCGTCTAGGTATTGGCGGCGTTTCATATCGTCGGATCTCCTATCAAGCGGTCAAGTGGGCGAAAGTGCGCGGAGCGGTCTGCTCGATTTCAATCTCGATGCCGAGTGCGGCGATATCGCGCAAGGCATGGCGGGTGAGCGTTTTGGTTCCTGCTATGCGCGCGAATATCTGCGCGCGGTCGCAAACTGGGTAGGCGGTTTCAATGCCGTAATTTTTGTCGATGCGAATAGTGATTTTCATTTTGATAATTCCTTTTCAAAGTGTGGCGCGCTGGGCGAGTGCGTCTGATATCTGGCTGCTGCGGTGGAGCGCGTCGATAAAATCGACGAACGCGGAGCGAGTGTCGGTCGGTTGCTGATTCTGCGGCTTGCGTTTAGCGGTCGGGTGCGCGGCGTAAAAGGCGGCGCGGATTTGTTTTTGCGTTGTGTACATGGTCGGCCTTTCTGATAATTAAATTAGTTTGCTGGTCTGATCGGGATTACTCGGCGCGCGCGCTGATCTGTTTGCTTGGCGCGGGTTCCATGTGCGCGAAATCCGACAATTACCTTGCGGTTTCGGGCGGCGCATAGTCCGCACGTCTTGCACGTTTTATCGTCGCGGGTCTGAGCGGGGCAGATCACAATAGCGCGGCCTTCCGGGGTGCTGGTGCGTTCGGGCGTGTCAATCGGCACAATACAGACCACCGGCAAGCCGGTCGCGGCAAGCTTGTCCGCTTCACCGGCATCATCGGCAGATAGATTGACGGTAAATCCCCAATCGTTCGCATGGCGCGCCCACTTGATCGCATCTTCTGATTTTTTATGCGTAAAAGTGAATCCTCGTTTCCCGATGTTGGCGCGAACGATTTCACCGAGCGCGGCAGGGTCTACGGTTTCACCCTTTCCCGGTAGGTCGCCGGCAATATTGAACCGCCATAATTCATTGGCCGGTAGGGCGGCGATACGGTCGCAAACATCGGCCAATGGCGCGCCCCGGGTCGGAACTTTGTTCCATGCCATGGCGGTATAAAAATCCTCGCCATAGCAGTCGGATTCGTAATGCGGGCATGATGGCGGGCAAGTGCCACGCTCGGAATAGGTTACCGGTATCGCTCCGGTTTTCCGATTCGCTGATTTCTGAATGAAGTGAATTTTCACAATTTCCCCTTTGTGAGTAATGCCCCGGCGGTGGCCGGGGCGGTCTGATCAGTATTCGCTTGGCAATAGGTGCGTCCAGCCAGTGCCGTTATAGGCGGCGAAAAGCTTTATTTCGGCCAGCGGAAAATCGGTAAATCCGATGTATTGAGTGGCATATATCGTGCCGTTTCCATCGTCCAGCGTTAACTCGGCATCGTCACCGGTCGGGCTCAGGCGGCGGAGTCGAGCGACTGTAAACTCGGTCAATTCGTTTGCGCCCCGGGTTGTGAGGTGCGAATCGATAGCATCAAAAAGCCAGTGTGCCCCGGCGTTTTCGGCCAGATACAGCGCGCCATCGGATAACACCGAGCGGCTAATCGGACTCCAGCGGGTGAGATTTTCGCTTGCGTAAAAATGGGCGAGGGCGGATTGCAAGTCGGCGGCGGATTGTTTTGTGGTTTGCATGGTCGGCTCCGTTTAATTTAGGTCTAGGGCGTGTTGCTGCGGTGTAAGCGCGTGATTCGTGAAATAAAACCGCACGGTGTAGCAGTCGGCGTGCAGTCCAGATACAGCGTCAACGGCAAAGCTTGGCTCGTCGTCGTCGGTGCTGATAGTCAAATCCGGCAAGGCGTTGTAGGCGGCCATAAAGGCGGCAAGGTCGGCTGATTCGTCGTCGGTTAGTCCGGTTTCATCGTCATTAATCAGCGCGGCAAGCCAATGTCCGGCTAAGTTGAATTCGTGATAGTCGTTTAAGCAGTGCATGGTCAATAATCCTCAGAATGAAAGTAAAGCAAAAAGAAAAGCCCACAATATTAAAAAGCCAATAAATCCGGCTATAAGTTCGGCGAGTGTTTGCATGGCGGTTCCGATCAAATTAGGTCGAATACATAATCCGGCTCGAGTCCGAATTCTTCTTCGAGTACTTCTTCGGGGTCGTCGCCATCTTCATATATGCGGCGGCGCGCCTCGGCAATTGCTTCGGCGGCTTCAGCGCGGGTGAGATCGTCGCGGGTGATTAAAATCTGCATCAATTCGGTCATGATGTAGGCTCCTTTCAGGGTTAGCGGTTATCCGCGGTCATTGCAATAGCCGCTAGCAGAGCGCCAGCGCCAGTAATAAGCGCGCCAGCAAAGCCAGCGCCGAGAATGCCGAGTCCGAGTCCGCAGAGCAGGGTCACGGCGGCGAGAATCCAGTAGAAGTCGGTAATAGTCATGATGGCGGCTCCGTTCAGGCGGTTTCGAGTGCGAACAATTCAGGAAAGGCGGCGGCGAGTCGGCGCAGATTGGTCGAGTCTGCGCGGGTCGCTGCATCTCCAATGGCGGCGGCAAAACCTCCGTGCCGGCCGGTGGTAAGGCGGCGCGCGGCGGCCAGGATCCGGTCGGCGTTGGCAAATAGAGGGTCACTCGGGTCGATTGCGTAAGCCTCTTCCCAGTCGATCATGTACTCGTTGTATCCAAAGTCAATCACGGTTTCATCATCGGCCAGACCGTAAGCGGAAACGAGCGCCCAGCCAATTTGTCGGCCTTCGTTGTCGGCGATGCGAATCTCGGCCTCCTCAACCGAGTTAATGCAGTCAACGATTGCTTGATAATCGGTCGAGCGTTTCACTTCCCACACTTCACCGTCATAAACAGAAACATTGTGGCCGGCGGCGAGGGCGTAGCGGACTAGGTGTTGATAAGCTTTCATGTTGGCGGCTCCTGTTAGAGTTTGAAGTCAGGGTGAGTGTGAATGCCGATGCGAATTGCAAGCTGGTACAGGTCGCAACGGTGGTAAGCGGTCGCGCCAGATTGAATCAGCGCTGCCATGCGGCGCGCGGCTTCAGCGGTCTGGCTGGTCTGCATTAGGTTGCTAATCGATTCCAGTTGCGCGTTGATGCGGTTGCGGTCGGTGCGGTGCATGGTCGGCTCCGGTTAGGCGGTGGTAAGTTCCTGCGCGATGCGTAACGCACCGGACAGGGTTTTGGAAGTGCTAATAATTTCGAGGTCGCTGGCGCGGCGTACAACGAACGGTCGGCTGCGCGGCTCATCCTTCCAGCGGCTCACGGTGCGGGTGCGCTGGTAGTCAACGTAAAGCGCGGCATTGCGGAGCGCGTTATCTTGGCAAAAGTCAGTCCAGCGGCGGACTAATGCGCGCTGGTCTGGCGTGATATCGGCGGCGGCTTGCTCTGCGCGGGTGCTGATAATGATTTGCATGGCGGCTCCGTTTATAGGTTGTAGCTGGTGTTTACTTGCACGGCATACTCACGCGCAGATACTCGGCGAGCGTATGCGTAGGTGCTGGGGCATCCGCAGCAGTCGTGTTCGTGGCGGCAATAGCTGCCGGATAGTGAATCCTCAATGGCGCGGGTGAGATCAACGGCGCGCAGGCTGGTCGGTGCTATCACGCGGGTAACGTGAGTGTTGCCATCGCTTCCTTCGTCGCGGGTCAGGCGGTGGGCAAGCATCTTGGCGGTTCCGAGATATCGCTCGTCATCCAGATATCGCCAGCCATCGCGGTATTGGTGGGTCAGGCGCTCATATAGTTCGATTGTGGTCGGCATGGTCGGGGCTCCTATTAGGCGGTGGTGGTTTGTAGTGAGCGAATCAGGCTCATCATGAGTAGTTCAGCCCCTTCGGGGTTGGTTCGCATAACATCGGCGGCCTGTCGCAGGCGGCAGATAATTTCGCTTAGTGCAACTGCATCTTTGTATTGCTTCGAATCGCGGTCGGTCAGGCTGAATGCCACGCTGCATAGGCGGTCGGTGGTTTCTTCAACGCTGCGGATTTGTTGGTAGGTGAAATGCTGCATGGTCATCTCCAGTAGGAAAGCCGGAAGCGCCCCGGCTGGCGGTTTATTACCAAGCGCAGTTGCGTTCTTGTTCGCAAATCAATTTCCAGCGGTTTTCTAGTTCTTTCTTTGCCTTGTTTAGATTTCCGCTGCAATCCGCTAGCAGTTCGTTGTAGTCCGCTTCGCTATAGGTTTCGGCAATCCAATGCCCACCGGCTTCATAATTTGCGACTGCGTACTGATAAAGTTCTTTTGCCTTTTCGCTTTTCATAGTCATCTCCAGAGGGGTTATTCATAAGTGCGCTACAGGCTTCCTTTATAGTGGCGATTCCATCAAAATGCAATAGGTCGCAAGCATAAATCTATTGCATTCTCTGATTGTATTTCGCTATGGAAATGCTCGGATTGATTGCAGTGCTATTGATTTCGCGCGGGTGATTGATTTTCTGTATTTGTTCCGGTATCGTCGCGGCAGATAAACAAGCGAGCGCGAGCGAGCATCGGCACACAATGAACAGGAAAACAGTCAGAGAACATATAAGCGCTAGCGGCGGGATAGAACAGGCCATGCGTGTACCCAAAGGGACACTCACTCCAAAAATGAAGCGATTCGCTGAGCAGATAGCACTAGGTGCTACCGGTGCGGATTCCTACAGAGTCGCGTACTCCAGCAAGGCAAAGCCTAAGACTGCAGGGGACAATGCCAGTAGGCTGAAAGCTGATATCAGAATCCAAGCGGAAATAGAACGAATAGAACGGGCTAATGAGGTGGCTGCGCTGCACTCTGCTGCTGGCTTGAAGTCTATCGTCATTGCAACGCTGGCCGAAATCGCTACCAGCACCGAGGAAAAGGGCGCGACAAGGGTGCAAGCGGTGCGCGCTATCGGTCAATTGGTCGGCGTCGATGCGTTCAGGGAAACGAAGCGAGTGGAGCACGTCAAGGACTCCGGCGAGATACGGTCGCAGATACTCGATCAATTGAAAACGCTGATGCTTGGGACTGCCGATGCGGAAACGGTCGATGCTGATTCGCTGTTGGTGGAGTTGACCGGTAACAATTTGGCAACTGAGGAGCCCCACCCCGTACCCACCCCCGCCGATGCTGAATGGGACTCCCCCGCGCATGAACATAGTATTCCACACACCCCATCCCAAGATTTTGCCGAACCCAGCGATATCCCTGCCAGCGAAACACCCCCCTTGTCCGCCGAAACGGAAGACCCCCGGGGGGATATTTTTGGCGACGGCGATGATGTTGCCAAAGTATAAACTTGGAAACGTTTCCAAATTTCATGAATAGCAACATTGAGATAAATCGAGAGATGGTAATGCGTCGGCGGGAGATGACGCGAGATGAGTGTATGGAGGTTGAGATGACGCCTGCGCAGAAGGAGGTGTTTTTGGTGATAGATGAGTGGTGGCGTCG